TTGTTCTCCTCATTCTGTTCATATTTTTTTTCACCTTCTTCTTCTAATTGAAACATTATCATCATAAATGCCATTACTCGGTCAAAATTTCCTTTCTTATTATAAAGTATAAGTTCTTCTAAAAGACCTGGGTCTTCAATAGTATCTAAGTTTAATATAATATTCCCATTCTCATCTACATCTCTTTCTTGTAATAACCATTGCTTTATATACTTAGCTCCTGCATCTTTTAATTCAGGATTCATGTGAATACCAAATACCCTTGCTACTTTAGAATTCTTTATAGTCTTAGATATAACAGCATCCGGTTGTGCAGCTAATAGATGTAACTTTCTCTTCTTTTCAAAATATCCTTTAACATCTCTAATCATATTCTCATGCATTATCTCTGCATTATAAAGTTCAGCTAATAACTCTACTACTCTATGAGTATCATCTACTGTTTTCATCCTACCTACATAAGATGCAACTATCTTATGTCTTGAAAATGAAAACTCATTATTACTCTTATAAACATATACAGCACCTAATGATACACCTGAAGTTTGGTCTTGTTGATAAGGGTCATATCCTATCTTATAAAGACCTTTAGGTGGATTAGCTACTGGATATTCATAAACTACAGGTGCTCCACTTAAATCAAGAATCTTTGGTTTATAATGCCATACAGGTTCTAACTCATTTTTTAAATCAGGTATTGCTTTTACTTTACCTTCTTCATTTCTTATAAGAGATACTGGTTGTCCTTTCTTATGATATATCTGTTCTCTCTCTACAATGTTTAATCTATTTCTAAGTTCAGTAATTGGAAAGTCATTAGTAGATACAGTAAGAAAAGCTTCACTAGGTTTAAGAGGATATTCTTGTACTCTTCTTTGAATAACTCCTGTACCATTAGATGAGTTCTTTAATATCTTTTCTCTTTCTTCTATCTCATAATTAATAGCTTCTTGCTTTAATGAATTACCTTGCTTATCATAAAAACCATCCATGTTCCAAAATACAGGATGAAAGAATCCACACTTTGTATTCTCTGCATTATCATCCCATACATTAGTAAATGGCATTAAGTTATAAGTTGCTGGGTCATAAAACATTTCAGCAAAATCTACTGTACCACTTTCCATATCACCACCTGTACCAAATATAAGTATCTGTCCTGTTATAAACTTACCTGCTTTAAGTGTAGGTTCAGTAGCCATATAAGAATCCTTGAGGTTAGGAAACTTACCTGCTTCTTCTAACAGCACATACTTAGCATCCTTACCCCTGGCAGCATCTGGATTATCTTTAAAAGTTACTGCTATAACTTGTGATTGATAACCTTTCTCAATAGCTACACCATTTAACACTTCCTTATATGATGCCTTTCTATGTTCTTGTTTATCAATATAATCTCTATTCTTTCTCCACCCAGTATGCTCATTAAGAAAGTTAAGATAGTCTGTAACCATACCCATAGTTCCTTCAGGATATAAGTACTTCTTTTCAAAAGCACCAATAAGACATAAAGAGTTCCTAACAGTATTATATACATTAGCTACTTTAGCAGCATTCTTAAATGAGTAACCCTTACGTCTTGATTTACCTACTATAATATGTCTACCACCATCTAAGAATTCATCCTCTACTCTTACTTCTAATTGAAGATTGTCAAATGTTTCTCTATTCAGTCCATTATAAGCTATTTCAGTTGCCCAATAGTAATTATAATCACCATCCCAAAAGTCAGGAAATCCTGCTAACTTTTTTGCTTTTCTACCTGATGCTCCTTTCTCAACTCTCATGATAGGGCAAAAGTTTAAGTAAAAATAATGGTCACCTGTTATCTTAACTCCTCCTACTTCATATCCTTCAACTGTTCTTCTAAACTGTTCTTCCCAATATATTTGCCATGAAGGAGAACCCCAAGGGTCAGGACAATAATATCCATACTTTTCAAAGTGTCTAGCTTCTTCTCTAAACACTTCTGTATTTACCCAAATACCATCAGGATTTCTTATAGACTGGAGTTTACTCATTATTGTCCAGGTGCAGTAGTTACAAACTTTAATCTATAAATAGTATGTGCTATAAGTTGAAGAATCTCATCTAATTGATTTTGAATCCATCCTTCTTCATACATATTTCTTTCCTTAGTAACTTGAGTATAAAGATTCTGCATATATGACAAAGGATTAGACATAGCACTAGCAGAAAAAGAAAGAGTAAGTTGACCATGCACTCCCATTACTGTTTCAGCAAGAGTATCTAACTTCTCATCTAATCCACTATAAAAAATAGAAAGAGCTTCATGTGGAGCTAATGCTCTGCTTCTTTGTTCAATATGAGTAATGTGAGCATCTTCTTTAGCTTTAAAAAGCATAGATATAAATCCACTACAATCTTTAGACATAGTCATACCCATATCCATAGGTTTAGAATATTCAGAAGGTGTAGATTTCATTGATGGTCTAATATCATCAAATGCTTCTAAAAATTTGTTTTTCATAGTTTAAGATTTAAATTATTTTTCAAATGGATTAATTTCTTTACCTGCCTTTGTTTTAGAACTTTCATACAACTCCTGTTCAACTCTATCCTTTAAGTCAGTCATTGATTTAAGTACTTCATTAGCAGATTTTAATGCAGCAATAACTTCTCCAATTTTATATACAGGTATTCCTTTATCTGTTCTTTCATTAAAATCAACATTCTCAAAAAAGTTAATAGTTTCTTCTATACCACTTTTAACAGCATTATAATACCTCATAGATGGAGAAGCATTCATTAACCATTCTTCATACAACCTTGTAGCTTCTTCTACTAATTCATCAGGTATCCATTCTTCATCTTTCCATAACCCCTGTACTATCTTAGTTTTCTTTACATCAACATGATACCCAGCATAAGGATTTGTTTTCTTTGGAGAAACTGAGAAACAAATATAAGAAAATTCTCTGATAGCTGTTTCTTTATGTTTAGATTTATCTCTATCCCATATCTCACTAAATGGGTATATGAGTAATAACTCTTTAACAGGAGTCACATGAGAGTTATGCATTTCAAATATTTCTACCATAATATTACTTTATAATTAACCTCTCTGTTAATGCTAAAAACTCTTTTTCCATATTTATAAATCTTGCATCAACTTCCATAAGTGCAGATATATTTTCTTCATAAGGTTCCATATCCTTATTAAACCTATCAAACACTTTTAAAAACTGGTTACCTAATGTAATAACCTCTTGTGCTCTTGTGAGTAAATACTCTTCTGTAATTTCTTCTGGTTGCATGTTGTTTATATTAAATTTGAAAGTTCCATTGCTCTAACTAGTCTTGTAAGTCCTATACCTCCACCTACTCTTGGGATAAATTTGTGGGTAAGAAAAATGTTTAGTTCATCTATTACTCTTGAATAACCAAAAAGGTCAAAAAGCTTTTCTGCATATTTACCATTTTCAATAGTAAAGAAAACAGTTCTCATTTGGTCTACATCACAAGACCTTTCTGCTGACCCAATTGTTTCTTGACCATGCAGAATAACATCAATCTTATTTGCCTTTCTATCTTCACCACGTTTCATATTCCAAAAAGGATTTGTGTGTTCAGGAAATTGAGTAAGAAGAAATACATTAGAAATGTCTTCACTAATCTTAGCTTCTGTTTTAGAATCAATTTCTTTTACTCCATAAGCATTAGCTGTCAATTCATAATCTCCTTCTTGAATGTTTTGGAAACCAAGATATGTAAGTAACTCTATTTCAAGTTTTTTTAAGTCTTCTATAGTTCCATGAGTTTCAAATTCAAACATAGGGAATATTTTATGATGCCTACCTGGTTCTGGATTCTTTTCATTTCTATATGATGTAGTTACACAAACAAATCCTGTTTCTTCAGGATGCAGGAGTAAGTAATCTTCCAATGTCATTTGTCCTGTTTGTGGAAGAGGCCAATCTTTAGCATCAAAAGAAAACTTAGCTATTGAATGTGGATTCTCACAAGCAGAGAGTATTGCTAGTCTATTCTGAGGATGAACTTCATGGAATCCTTTGTGATTGATAAAGAAGTTTCTAAGAAGTGTAGTTACTTTTGTGTACTTCTTATAATCAATTTGTGGATAAAGTGGGTCTGTTAAAAAATTGTTTGTCATTTTGTTATGTATATAAGTGAGTGAATGGTTATTTACTTATTAGTCCTTTAATTGTAAGAGTAGTTTTTGTATTATCATCAAAAGTTACAGTAGCAGTCTTATTAAAATCAAGTGTAGTTACACCATGTTTCTTTAAATGATTAGGTATATCTGTACTTTCATAAGTAAGAGTTATAATGTTTCCATCATTTTTAAAAGTAGTGCAACCACAAGAAGCTTTTATTTCTATAATCTTCTTGTCACCTAAGTATTCAAAACTTGCTGTTAATTCTTTCTTTGGTTTTACAGTACCAAAATCATGAGTTGTTTTATTCCACATATTTATTTCATTACTTGAGTTTTATAATCATTCCATTGTTTCTTTGTCATCATAGGATAATAACACTTACCCTCACATTGCTTATTAGCAAAAGTTAATGCTGGTATAGAGCATTCACAAATCTTACATTGTCCACTAGAATAACACACTCTATCCATCATTTCTAATCTCCATTCAAATTGCTCTTGTATATGCTTCCTTATTAAGAACCTACATTTTGAGTAATACAGATATTCCCTTGTATGTCCTTGAAAGAAATACCAAATATCAATTAGACTTCTTTCTCCTTTGATAATACTCTTTAAAGAGCGTAGGATTTTTTTCAACATAATTCTTTAGTGCTTTTAATTTAAGAAAATATTTACTATTCTCAGTAACCCAACTTTGTGTTCTTACTATCTTATCTAATTTAGCAATTTCTTGTTTTACAGGAGCAGCAAATATTTGAAAACTACCAAATCCTTTTAACCTTATATCAGGCAAATCATCATCTGCCATCCTATTTCTAAAATAATAAAAAGTATCATTAATAATCTTATAGCATTCTGCTTCTGTAAGTTGAGGATATTGTTCTTTTATTAGATTATAATACCTATTAATATATACATACTTATAATCTGTCATTAACTTCTTTATTTATAATTTGCAAATAGTATTCTTGCTTATCTTCATTAGGAATAAGAAGAGCAGGTATCTCATTAGAAGTAGATATAAATCCTTTTTGTTTTAAAGCCTTTATATAATTAGACAAACCCCCATCAGATAAGGAAAGTTCTTGTTTAACCAATTTCTTAGCAGTAGGTCCAAACCTATCTTTACCTATATCTCCTTTTAAAGACATAAAAAGAGCAAGTACTTCAACTTCTTTGGGTGTTAATTTGATAGGTAAGAGTGAATTAACTATGTTTAAATGTACCTTATAATAGTCATTTCCAAGTAGTTCTAACTTTTTACTAAGTGCTTTCATTTTTACTTTAAGTTTTCTTTAGAACAAAGATATAAAATTACAATCTGATTTAATTTTTTTCTGAAAAAATTTTTTTAAAATAAAAATCTTGGAAAAATAGTGAGTGTGTGATTCCCCTCTGCAACCACCCCCACCACTTGCGTTTCCACTTCAACTCCCCTCCCTTTTTTCCTGCGTTTTTTTCTTCGCTCCCAATTTATTTTTCCCATTCACTCAACCCTCCACCAATGTTGGACAGAGATTTTTCTGTCTTCACCTTTTAATACCTAAGTGTATGTCACAGTCTAATGGTAAAGTTTTGTTCTTGTCTGTTCAAGAGTTCTGTTCAAAGTTTAATATTGAAAGCTTTGAGTTAAAACTAAACTCTAAATCGGGCAAGATTTCTTGTCTTCTCAATGAGAATACTCCTGAGCAGGAGTTTCTCCCAATATCTCCTGAGTTACAGGATAATCATCAACTTATCTTGGACAATCAGGATAAACTCCGCATGATTGTTCCAATAAGTTTGGTTGGTAAACGTGAGATAGCTGATTGGCAATCAGCATGTTTGTTGTTGCCCAAACCAGGCACAGGAGAGTCACCGCTCTCTACATTCCTAAAGTTCGTTTAGGAATCTCTCTAAGTATAGCGTAATCTGTTTAGTCCTTATGGTGTAGGTTAACCATCAGATTACGTTATACTTTTCTCTTAAACATTATTTAACTTCTAAATCTATAAATCATGGCTTCTTTAATCAAAGCTTTAATAATAGCATTACTCATAATGCTAAATGTTATTCTTATCATCTGCTATATGGAAATAGCAGATGAAGTAACCGAGTTTCAAGCTATTAGCTTGGGATTAATATGTTGCATTACAACTACTGGTTGTATTGGTGCAACTGCAGGTATATCTATGATAAATACAGAGAGTTAATCTCTCTGTATTTTTTTATTAACTTTTAAAACTAACTAACAATGATAGCATTATTATTCATAGGATTTATGATGTTCTTATTTCTTACAATAGAACTAAATCACAGAGAACAAACTCCTAACAATTAAACTTATAACTATGTCAGCTGATTTATGTGCAGTTATAAGTGCTATATTATTTACAGTAATAATCATAGTGCTTAACTATAAAAGAGATTAACATCTCTTTTATTTTTTATTATACTTTTTACTCTTCCTTTTCCATTCACTCTTCCCCCTACATATTTGGGACACTAACAAAGTCTTAGTTATATACACATGGTTACTGGTGTATAATAATGAAAAACGTGTAACTCATAAGCATAAGTGAAACAAACAATGCATTAAACTAATAATGGATATCATACTATAGCAGACATTAAGTCTGAAGTAAATAATGTATAGCTCTGACATTATTAGTTTTTTTATTTTTTAACTTTTAAATACATATAATATGTATATAATAATTAATAAAACTAAAGGAATTGTTCATTATCATCAAGGAAATTTTCCTAATATTGATGAATCAATTCTTGATACTGATGATATTATAATAGTTAGTACTTACAGTAATACTGTTAAAGTACCTGTATTATTACCTGATAACATCAGTTACAACATACCTGGACAAAGGTATGATTGGATAGAATTAAAAAACTCATAACAATCCCAAGTTGTTGAGGGCACCAGTTTCTTTGATAGAAGATGCATATTCTCTTACCCAGATTATATAATGGGAAAACACTCTTATAGTCATAAGATAGAGTATCAAAGTTTTAGGTGTAAAACACGTCAATTAGAATAAATAGTTACAGCTATTGTATTCTCTCAAGATTAACCAGTCTTGCAGTATTTATTCTGTAATCAGTAAACTATATAACTGTAAATACTATAGTGAATCTGATAAAGCTTGGTAAGCTACACAGTATATTGTGGTTGAATTAACTCAATAAGCCAACTTATATGGTGAACAGTATAACAAGAACTCTGGACAAACTCTTGTAATCCTATTGATATACCAATAGGTAATTTTTATTTATACATTATTAACAATTTAAATCTAATAACATGAAAACTTTTATTTTAGCATTTACCTTTATTATTGCATTTACATCTTGTAGTAAATCTCAATCTACTACAAATACAGATTCTCTTACAATATCAAAATCTTGTCTTGCAGAACTTATTTCTTCTACAGATGAAGTAGAATGTTTTGCATTTTATTTTGATACAAAACCTGAGGTTGTTAAAGCCAACTTAAATCACTTCAGAATACAATATTGTTCAGAACTTAGAGATGCTGGATGGAATCCACAATCTCCATTTGACCTTATAAACTTTAGAGTTCCATTTGACCAAAATGGTAATCTTATAACTTGGGAACAATTTAAAAAATTACACAGTATAGATAATGATACTCCTGAGAAAAGAACTTATCATTATGAAATAGAAGAAGACTAAAAAAGGTGGAGAAATCCACCTTTTACTTTTAATAGTATTACTATTACAAAAGTCAAAAACTTTACAAGGTTTTTCTCTCTTTCCCCCAGACCCCCTTTCTCTCTTTTCCAAAGAGAATACTTATCTCCTGTTCGTGTAATTTATCACAGTTATTTTTATATTTATATGAAAATAACACTTGAAAATTTACATTAGTTCCTATTTAAATATCTTTTTTATATTTTAACAAAACATTAACAGTTATGGAATACAAAGTATATCTTTCATCAAATGCATTAATCACATTTGTCAAATTTCTAATTGATGACCATATAACATGGTTTTGGACAACTAAACATTTTGGTAGTTTTAGAGAAGATGATAAAGTTACTTATTACTATACAATATCATTTTGTTCAGATGAAGAACATGATGTTATTGAGTTATTTAAAGATTCAGGATTACATGCTGAAAATATGTATGTAAGTATTGAAGCACCAATTACTAATGATGTTATTTTTTAATCATAGATTGCCTTTTAACTAAGGCAATCTATTTTTTAATATTTTCTATTTTCCCCTTCACTCCTCCCCCCACTCATATTGGACAATCATAGGATTAAAAGGTTTTTATTCAAATCCTATTGTAGCAATACAATAGGATTATTGTAACTCTTATTATTTAATTATTTATATTTATTATCTAACTATTTTTATCACATTTTAAATTTTTATTATTATGAGCAACGCAACAAGAAAAACAGTACAAAGAGGAAAAGTAACTTTCTCAAGATTATTTGCTTCTGATTATCAGAAGTCTGGTTCTAAAACTTTAGAGGTAAAACAATTGATTACCACAACTATGTTTTATCCTACTAAAAAATTCAATTCTGACCTTCAAGATGCACTTTTCACAGAAAGTGATTTTGGTGTAGAAGAGAATGGATATGAAACTACAGAAACTCGTGTAGCATGGATTCCAGTTCCTGCTAATTATAACGAGAATCAAGTAAAACAAATTGTAGCTAATCTTCCTAATGAAGCATGTATCTACAAAATGTTGAGTAATCATCCTATTCTTACAGATAATCAAAAACAAGCTGTAAGTCAAGGATTAAAATCACTTGATGATTTTGCTGACGCACAAGCTATCAGATATCCAAATAATTCTGAATTTGCTGGAGAGCTTATTTTAGATGCAGATGGAAAAATTCAATACAAAAGAACATTCTTTTCAAAAACAGCTCAAGAAGATATTGATGAGCGTGGAAATGGAAAGATTTATGTTTCTGATGCATTATTAGAAGAAGCTGAAGGTGCTTCTGTTTACAAAAGTCAGAAAATCTAATTATTAAGAAAGTCTATTTTACAATTATTATCTACAATCACTATTTATTCTATTTTAGAGTATTTATATTGCAGATAATTTTTGTAAAATAGGCTTTCTTTTTTTATTATTTTACCATTTAATATTTCAAAACTAATATGCAAGATTACATTTATGACATTGAAATTTATACTAACATATTTTTGGTATGTGTAAAGAATATTAGTACTAAAGAAAAATATAGTTTTGAGATTAGTCCAAGAAAACAACAAACAAAAGAACTTGTAGAATTTCTTAATCAACCTATTAGACTAATAGGTTTTAATAATCAAAACTATGATAATCTTCTTATTCAAAAATTCTTAGAAAACTTACATTTGAAAGGTAAAGATTTAGTTAGTCTGCTTAAATCTCAATCAGATAAAATCATTACTAATGAAAAGTATTCTAAATTTTGTAAGAAGCTTACTAAAGTACCAACAATAGACTTATTCCTACTACATCATTTTGATAATGATGCAAGAAGATGTTCACTTAAAGAACTTGAGTTTGTATTCAATATGGATAACATTCAAGAATTACCATTTGATTATACAAAACCTGTACCTATAGACCAGCTTGATACTCTTATAAATTATTGTTGGAATGACATTGAAGCTACTGAAAGGTTATATAATTATTCTTTAGAAGATATTAAGCTTAGAGAAGAGTTGAGTAAAAAGTACAACATTGATATGTTATCTTATAACTCACCAAAAATTGGTGAAAAGAGTTTTGCACTTGCATTAATAGTTAAAAATCCTAGTTTTGAGCAAAAGCTTAACCTTCAAAGTCCAAGAACTAAGATTAAACTACAAGATATTATATTTCCTTATGTATCATTTGAGTTTGAAGGATTTAAAAGACTACTACAATACTTTAAATCCAAAGTCATTACAGATACTTACAAAACTTTTAGTGAAATACCATTTAAAGAACTTTCTATTATAGAAGGATTCTACAATGTACATAAAACTAAAGGTGTTCAAGCTAATTTGAACATAGTATATCAAGGATTTGAATTTGTATTTGGTACTGGTGGCATTCATGGTTGTATTGAAGCAGGAATATATGAATCAGACCAAGAATATGACATATTAGATATTGATGTATCTTCATATTATCCTAATTTAGGTATTCAAAACAAACTATATCCTGAGCATTTAGGTGTAGAGTTTTGTGATGTTTATGAAGAAAGATATGATGAAAGAGGTCAATATCCTAAAGGAAATGTTTGGAATAGTTCTATTAAATTTGAGTTAAATGGTGTGTATGGTAAAAGTAATTCTAAATTCTCACCATTTTATGACCCTAAATACACTATGACAATTACTGTAAATGGTCAATTGCTTATAGCTATGTTAGCAGAACAACTTATGAATCATTCTCAGCTACTACAAGTTAATACAGATGGTGTTACTATTAAAGTACTTAAATCTAATCTTCCAATAATCCATCAGATTATAAAAAATTGGGAAAGACTTACTAAGCTTACTCTTGAAACTGCTAACTATTCTAAAATGGTTATTAAAGATGTATCTAATTATCTTGCTATTTATACTAATGGTAAAGTAAAGAGAAAGGGTGCAGCATTTAAAACTAAAGCAGAACTTGCATTACATGAAAATCATTCAGGTCTTATTATAAATGAAGCTGTATCTGCCTATTTTATAAATGGTACAGACCCAATTCAATTTATGATGCAAGATTTAGAACAAAATGGTCTTACACATTTCTTTATGAGAGCTAAAGTACAACGTGACCATAAACTTGTAGCAAGAGCAGAAGAGCAAGATATAGCTCTTCAAAGAATTACAAGATATGTAGTTACTAATACAGGAGTATCTCTTATCAAGATAATGCCACCACTTCCTAAGAATCCTGAAAAATGGAGAGAAACAGAAATTGAAGCAGGATGGAAATGTACACCATGTAATAACTTATCACTTATAAACACTAAAGAAATCATACAAAATCTTAATTTAGAATATTATCTCACACAAATTAACAAAATTATTTATGCAATCAATAAGAAACAGAATACAGAAGGAAGCAACACAAGCAATAATTCAGAACAAGTTTAATGGTATTATATATGTTTCTCCAAGAGTTGGTAAATCTAAGATAGTAGTTGATGCAATTAAAAAGTTAAAGTCTAAAAAGATTTTAATTACTGCACCATATAATACTATATTAGATTCCTGGACTACAGAATTTGAAAAATGGGATGTTAGTACAATCAATATCACCCTTATTAATCAAAGAAGTCTATCTAAAGTAAATATAGAAGAGTATCATTATATTATATGTGATGAAGTACATACACTTAGTGAAGCACAAACAGAGATATTAAAAGATGCATCTCATATATTAGGTTTAACTGGTTCTTTATCTAGAGATTCTATGAAATATCTTAATCAAGAACTAAATTTAAAACCTATTTATACTTTTTCAGTAGAAGAAGCAATTGAAGCTGGTATTGTAGCTGATTATATGATTTATCTTATTCCTGTTACATTGGATAACAAAGATAAATATATAGAAGCAGGTACAGCTAAACAAAAGTTTATGACAACTGAGTATGCAAATTACCAATATCTTACTTCCCAATTTGATAAGTTTAAAAGAATGGCTTGGAATAACAAGAAGTTTGATGCTGTTAAAATGCAATTTGCATCTAAAAGAGCTTCTATGCTTTACAATGCTAAATCTAAAATAGCAGCAGCAAAGAAAGTTATAGAAAAACATGAAAGATGCCTCATTTTTACTGCAAGAACAGAGGTAGCAGATTCATTTGCTAAATCTTATCATTCTAAATCAACAGAAGATACTTTAGAGCAATTCAAAAATGGTGAGATTGACAAACTTGCTGTATGTGAAATGACTAATATGGGTATCACAATTCCTAATCTTAAAGTAGGCATATTTCATCAAATGAAATCTTCAGAAGAATCTGCCATTCAAAAAGTAATGAGAATGTGTAATTTAGAAGGAGATGATGTAGCTGAAATCTATATCACTTATTTTGCTAATACTGTTGATGAAGAATGGATTAAGAAAGCTATACAAGGCTTAAATCCTGAAAAAATTCAAATTTTAGGGTCAGAAAA